CGCGGCCATACCCTCCAGCACGATGCCCTTCACGGCGTCGTACGACTGACCCCAGGCACGGTTGAGCACCATCAGGGTCAACTGGAGCAGGTTCGGCTCCCAGCCACGACGGACCGAGTCCCGGTAGATGCGCTCCAGTGCCCGCACGGCTCCCACGGAGCCAGACGTGACGTTGGTGTCCACCTTGTAGCCGTACTTGGCCAGGATCTCGTTGATCCCCGCGACCACCTCGTCACCAGCGGTGCCCTGCACCTTGTACTTGGCGATAGCGGTCGGCTTGGTGGTGTTGTTCAGGGTCAGGAACAGTGCCGCTTCCTGCTCCAGAGTCGCACCGATGTACACCTTGCACACCATGGTGTCGATGTCGGGGCGCTTCTTCACCACCTCCATGCGGTGCTGTCCGTCCAGAACCACAATCTGGCCGTTGGCACGCCGGGACACGGCGATGACGTTGAGTGCTGACTTGACGAACTGCTTGTCGATGCCAGGATCTTGTTACGGTCGAGGGCTCGCTGGATCCGAGGGTCGATCTCAAGATCCTTTACCGGGACCTCTTCGATCGTCGTCTCAAGAAGATCCAGACTGTCCAGTAGTTTCTGATCAAGATTGATCCGTGCCACTATCTCTGTGTCCTCTCTTCGAGTTTCCGGATCGTCTGGAAAAGAGCGGTCCGAATCTTACGTAGCTCAGCAGCATATTTAGCTGCTTGTTCCTTGGTGATTCCGTCATGAACTACACCGATCTCCGCCAGACTTTGTACGATCCCTGACATTGAATGGGTGGCACTGTTCAGTACCAGAAGCTGTTGCGATTTTGTCGTTGTGGTGCGCACCAATCCGTGCGCCCTGTTCCATTCACTTGTGGCGCTATACGGGTTAAGTCCCGCATCCATCTTTTGAACAAGTTCCTGGACCAGTGGCTGCCACTTCTCCTCCACGGAAACCAGTCCTTCGGCCCTGGAGTAAAAGAACAAAGCAGACTGAATCCAGTGCTCAGAGCGTTGTGTGATGTAAGACAACGCTGCACGGGTCTTATTCTTCCGCTCCGGCAGTTCCGGAAGAATGTCACGCAGTGTCCTTGCCTTACTCTTGCTGTCGGGGCGCTGGCCTCGGCTCTTTTCGGTGAATTCCTCCCGCTGTCGGGTAAGAGCCTTGTGAAGTTCCCAGATACGGCGTCCGTCGTATTCTCTCTGGAGAGGATCGCCGACTCTTGCTCTCAGATAAGAGAGTGAATCTTCGTAGGTTTCTGACACTGCGACGGGAATCTCTTCACGGTCTAGAGCCAGCATGGCTGTCAGTCGCCTGAAGCCGTCGATGAGGTTCATATCCTCGTCGACCAGGATCGGAATGATGAGACCGTTGTGTCCAATGTTGTGGACCAGGTCCTTCATCTCGGTGTCGTTGGGTGCCAGCAGCCGGCCGTTTGCCTTGATCTCGGCTGCTTTCACCGTCTGCGTTCGGAGCATGGGATCCTTTCGGTAAGAATCTTACTTGCAGATCCCACTGTACCACGCGCTCTACAGGTGTCAAGTCACTGGGCTAACCAGCCGCCAGGCAGGCGACCCACCCCATGCCACCGTCGGCCGTCAGCAGCCAACCGGATCCCCCGGTCACACCCAGCTACCCGGTTAGTGAACCGTCTGGCACCCACAGCCCGCTCCCCCATCGCACGACACCAGTCCTGGTACAACCGGTACAGGATGGAGAACTCGATCACCTGATGCTTCTCCAGCACCAGAGACTGCTCAGCCACCTTGTCATCCAAGAACTTGATCACCGAATCAGACTGCTCCCGCAGATCATTCACCGCCTGCGTCACCTGACCCGGCTCCGCCAAGCCCAGACGGCGGTACTCGGCCAACCCCTCCAACATCCAGTTGAAGATGCCGTCCGCTTCCTGCACCAACACGTCACCCATCCCCGGGATCTGACCCTCACCCAGGAACACCGTCAAGAACGGAACCAGCTTCACCCGGTTCCAGATCGCCCGGTCATCCGTCGTGAACCGAGGAGCATGGTTGGTGGCCAACCAGATCGAAGCCTCATTCCGCCACGTCTGGAACGTCTCGTACAAGCCACGGGAACTCATCAGGTCCATGCCCGTGTACCGCTTCACCAGTTCCTCGTTCCACCGGACCCCCTCCGAGGTCTCCGAGGTGGTAACGAACCGGGCACCCTTCAACCGGTGCAGGGCCGGTGTGGCAGCAGAGTCGTCAGAGTTTCGGGACTCCCGGAACGTGCCCGCAGGGGCAGTCTGACCATAGTGGCCGAACACGTAGTTGAGCGTCTCCAGGAACGTGGACTTCCCGGTCCCCGAAGGCCCGTAGATGACGAACATGGCCCGCTCAGACGGGTTACCAAGCAACGTATAGCCCAGACAACGCTGCACATAGCTGCGAAGCTCAGGATCGGGTAGAGCACGCTCCAGGAACTGCTCCCACTGCAACGCTTTAGCGTTCGGGTCGAACCTGGCGTTGAGCTTCCTCGTCAGCATGAACGACGGGTGGTGAGCGTGAAGCTCACTCGTCTCCAGGTCGTAAACGCCGTTCTCCAAGTTCAGGTACCGGGACTCTGGATCAAACTCTTTCGCCTCAACCGACATCCCCGGCTGGGCGAACAGGAACTTGACCATGGCGTCCTGTTTGGCGCTGGAACGGGACTTGGAGCCGTGCTTACGGACCAACTCGTCCGAGTCCCGCATCATCCGTCGCGTGGCGGCATCGGTGTCCCACAGGATCGCCCTGTCGTTGTAGACCCAGGTGGTGCCGTCCCACACCCGGTTCTTCTTCTCCTCCACCACGTGGCGGTGTACCTCGGACACCGTGAAGCCGGGGAAGTTGACCGCCGGCTCCTCCATCATTCGTTGCCCGTTACCCACGTCATCGAGAGTATACGAGTTACCCTCTTCGATGTAGGGTTCAACCTGGTTTCCTGCGCGCGGAGAAATATAGGGGTCCCCGTAACCGTTGCTCGCCAACCACTTCGCCGTGGCGGAGAAGTCCCCCCGGAACTGGAGCGCAGCCAATGCACCAAACTTCGTGTACGTTCTGTCCGGATCAAACTCGGGCACCGAGGACGAAAACACCTTCAGCACACCAGAGCCCTGATAGTTGACCGTGGCCGAGTGACCGTCCCGGCGGCTCTTGCCAGGACGAGTCCAGAACTCCTCCACGCCACGGACATGAGACAAGGTCCAGCCGTTGGGTTCCAGGATCTCCGACCACGTGATCCGCTCAGACCACTCGTCACCGGGACGTGAACCGGCCCCCTCCGGGGAGGTAGCCGGCACGTACGGGGGAACGAGGGCGACGGCTTGGGAGGGGGCCGGAGACTCATCTAATGCTAGCCGAAACACCTGATGTAGAAGGTTGCGTTCCTCCCACGTGATTGCCGGAAGCTGACCTGGCACCGAGTTGCCCAGAAGGTTCCAGGACTCCCCAGACGGGTGACACAGCCCCGATGTGGGGGCCACGATCACGTAGCCACCCTCGCCTCTGGTCTCGGCTCGCACCTTGCCCTCGGCGTCAACGGCGACCTTCTCGTTACCAGGAACGGGATGGTCACTGATCTGGTAGAGCAGGTGAATTCCGCCGGACGGTGTCCACTCCGCGTACGCCGCAAACAGGAAATCCCACAGCCACCGGGCACCCAGTTCCTCAGCAGCGGTTTCGATCTTCATCATCAGGTCGGAGTCCAGAGCGACCCGACCCTCAAGCTCAGTCATCTCCAGGTTGCCGGACACCGCTCCGCAGATCACGGCCAGACCGAACTGTTTCCCGTTACCCCACCACTGGTCCAGTTCACCCAGTTCAGGGATTCGTGCCTGGTACGCGGCCCACGAGATGGCGGGGCGCTTCGTACCGTTAGCCAGGATGGGGATGGTGGAGACCCCGGACTGGTGCCACAATGCCGCAGCTTCTGGTATAGTCGTCACTGCTAGTTCCTCTCCTTGGTGTCACGAAGGCCCCCGTTTTGCACGACGGGGGCCTTCACCATGAGTACTCCTGGAAGTTAGAACGGAGGCTCAGTTTCCTGTTCCTGTTTCGGTGCCGGGGGTGGCAGCGGGTGCGCCCCTGGCCTGTATCCACTCTGCGACGCCTGACGGAGACGGTCCATGACGGCAGAAGTCTGTGGACCCGAGGGTACCGGAGGGGCAGGCGGAGCAGAAGTAGGCCGGGGGGGTTCCGGTGCGGCAGTTTCAGTCTGCCCCGGCTGGCTCGGAACAAAGTCCGGATGGGCGGCACGCCACGCGTCGGCGAGCGCAACAGATCCAGGGTTCTGCCCCTGCTCGATCAACTGGTACGCCTTGCCGTCGACGGTCATCTGCACCAGCATCGGTTCCTTGGTGCCGCACGCGTTCTTCGTGTCCCGGATCAGCCGACCCTGCGTCCACTTGGTCTGGCGCATCAGCTTGCCGGCGTAACCGTTCTCGTCCGCCATGGACAAGTCCACGATGTCCACGTAGACCGCGTCGGATGGCTTGCCATCCTGGCGGGGGTACTGGGTGTAGGTGTCGGTCTCGTACCAGATGGGCCAGATCAGAAGCAGATGATTGATCATCTCCGGCGGGTTGATGTAGGTGCGGGGGGCGTCGTCGTCTTTCGGTGACCCAGCCCCGAGTGGGATGTAGCCCATGTTTCCTCGTTTCTGTTTCAGTTACTTGGTAGTCCATGTCCCTTTGGATCTTTAACGAAGTCTCGTTGCTTGATCGTCTCCCATCTCTCCAGAACCGCTTCTTCCAGGTCGAAGTCCCAGGTGCTCGCGATGTGAAGAAGTTTCAGAAAAATGTCACCAGCCTCTTTGCGAACCTCTTCGTACCACTCATCCTGGGTACCCCGGATTCCCTGGAAGCGCTTCAGGGCGGCTCGACACAGTTCACCAGTCTCTTCGGCCAGTCCCAGGACTACCGTCTCCCTGGTGTCAGTGGGGAAGTTCCGAGAGGCCCAGGCATCCACCTCTTGCTGCAACTCGGGAAGATTCACTTTCCAGGACACCCTTCGTCGGAGGCTCCAAGCTCTGGGGTTCGGCGGAAATTGTACCAAGGGCAGAAGCCACAGTCATGTGTGGGTGACGCGTCAACCTGTTCCCAGCGGTGAGGATTGGACAATGGGTCAAGATCCAGTAGCTGTCCAGCTATCCTCGGCACCCGTTCGAGGGATGCCATACCCACCGTTCGGTCATAGTCAAAGACCTCAACGTGAAGATCCTTTATGTTGCCGGCACGAGGGAAGTAGGCCAACGCCACCTTGTTCACGATGTAGCCGAGCTTCTCGTAGCCCAGCCCGTAAATCTGGATCTGCGTGCGGTAGTTGTCAGGGGAACCGGCAGCCTTGATCTTTTTCATCTTGTCAGGGCTCACGCCTTTGTAATCGATCACGATCCCCCGAGGCACGTTGAACAGATCCGATCTACCTGTGACAAAGTCGGACAAGTTCAGACGAGTCTCCGTAATCCAATCTTTGGAGCCCGTTGCCTTGATCCAGTCTAGGAACGCACCTTCCAGCCAGTCGTGAACGGCAGTGCCCACAATGGCGGGCCAGGGATCAAGCGTGGTGTTGATGGCCCGGACACCACACAGCCGATAGCCGATTCGCCTATCGCAGGGGGAGGACAACTCACTGGGCCCGATGTTGGTCTGATGACTACGTGGGTTGCGATCATCTCGAAACTTGACGACATCAACTATTTCCTTCTTGATCTGGACAGCTTCGGGATCCTCACCCTCGTGCAGCGATGTGTAGGTGAACGTCAACTGGACCCCCTGGGGCTCGCGAGGCAGGATCGGCTCACAGTACGGGTGGGAGCCGACAGTCTCCAGGAACGGGTCCAGCCGTGTCCGACACTTCCTACAGAGCACAGAGGGTTTTGTCCTGTTTCAAGGTGGCGACCATGCTGCGTTGGATGAACAGGCCCAGCATCCCGAAGTCGGTGGCTGGCACACGACCAGCCCGGATCAGGTCCAGAGCGAACTCCTGCGTCATACCCATAGTCTGGGCAAACCGGGCCAATGTCATGAACCGTTCCGGGAAATCCGGGTAATCCTCCAGGGTTTTCTCTGCCGCGATGCAGAAGAGAGCAACCTGTTCGGCGTTACGGTCGGACAGCTTCGCCATCATGTCGAAGCCTTCCCAGCGGTACAGGGTGCCGATGACGACACCGAGGATCTCGGCGAGGGCCATCTTGGACAGGCCAAGGCGGATCCGGTACGTGTGCAGGTCGCCTAGGAAGAACGCAAGCCGGCCCGTCTCGATGGCATCCACTGGACCCTCCCTTCCGTCTCACCGAATGTACCCTATGATCAAGACGTGGGTTTGTCCGTTGCGGAACGTCTAGCCACCCTTCCAACCGAGGAGCGGCAAGAGTTCCTTGCGTCCCAGACCCCGGAGATTTTGGATGAAATGCTCCGTGGCGAGTGGTGGTACGTTTCCCGTCCGGAGCAGGTACCACCGGAGAACGGACCCTGGCTACTGGCCCTGGCGCTAGCTGGTCGTGGCTGGGGAAAGTCCCGGGCCTCCGGTGAATGGTTGATCAATCAAGTAACTAAACACCCGTACGACCGGTCCGGGGCACCCACCGAGTGGCTGTTGATCGCGGAAACCTTGGCGGACGCCAGGACCATCTGCATCGAAGGTCCCGCTGGTGTTCTACGGATCCTTGATCGGCGTCGTATCGAACACCGATACAAGCAGTCCCCCCGTCCCATGATCCTGTTCCCGGACGGGCAGAAGATCTATGCGGAAGGAGCCGACGATGCTGATGTGGGTCGCGGCTACAACGCATCAGGCGCAGTTCTCGATGAGGTCTGTAAATGGATCCGACCGTACGAGTCATGGTGGGAAGGCATTCTTCCCTCGCTACGTGCTGACCTTATTGATGACCATCCTCGTGCTTTCGTGGCAACAACTCCGAAACCGATCCGGATCATCCAAGAATGGGTGGCCAGTGACGACGGATCCGTACATCTCATGGGCGGAAGCACATTCGACAACGCCACCAACCTGTCCAGCACCATCCTGGTATCCCTGGAAAAGAAGTACCGGGGAACCGCAATCGGACAGCAGGAGTTGTACGGAAAAGTTCTGGAACTCGCCTCAGGTGGCCTCTTCAAGCGTATGGATCTGGTCAATCATCGCGTCACGGAGGTTCCGGGGTCAGCGACCATCGCCTCCACCGTTGTCGGCATGGACCCCAACCTCACCGGGGAGGAAGCCGAGACGGGGATCGTTGCGGCATGCCGCACCACGGATGGGCACATCTACATCCTGGGTGACTGGACCATCCAGGGATCCGGCCGGCAGGCGGCGCTGGCGGCGTGGCGGGCGGTAAGCGCCACTGGTGCCGACGTGCTGGTGTATGAGGAGAACCTGGGGAAGCGGTTCCTGGAAGAGGTTCTCCGGGACGCCTACCGTGAATACTGTGAACTGGGTATGTTCCCGGCGCTGAGTTCCCCACCGATGAAAGGTGTTCACGCTAAGCACGGCAAGAAGACCCGTGCCGAACCTGTGGCGATGCGCAGCGAGCAGGGGACCCTACATTTCGTTGGTGACATGCCGGAACTGGAGGACCAGTGCGTCCTGTTTGATCCGGTGTCCGCTAAGGATTCCCCGGACCGGATGGACGCCATGGTCCACGCCTGTATTCATCTGATGGCGGGGGAAAGGCGTCGGATGAAGATCGGGGATCCATCGAAACTGGAACTGCCTCTCGATTTCTACGACTTGAACCGGTATGGACCAGACCACCGGTTCTAAGAGACATCTTCCACTTGCGCAAAAGGAGACCTTATAGTATGAGCATGCTCTTGATCAGCCTGGTGCTGGGCTTCCTCGCAGTAGCGCGGATCACCTGGTTCCTGGTTGAGGATCGGCTGTCACTGAAGTACCGGGCGTGGGTCACAAGAAAATGGGGCGAACAGTCACTTGCCTCCTATTTCGTGTACTGCCCCTAGTGTACGAGTGTGTGGGTGTCGCTCCTGGTAATGCCGTGGGCGATACTGTTTCCTAACAAATGGGTGGTGGCAGTGCTCGCAGTACCAGCGGCGAGCCTGGTAACCAGCATGATCGCTGAAAAGCTGAAGCGGGACCAGGAGTAGTAATGGCATTCGGGCGGCAGCGACGTGTCGTACAAGATGCCATGACACCGTCCCCACATGCGGGGGAACCCAACTCCCTTGTAGCGGCTGCTGCCCGAATCTCCCTTCAGGGTCAGCGCACCTGGTTGAACTACCGCTTCGGTGACAACACGTGGCAGGAGGAGTGCTGGCGTCTGTACGACGTGATCGGTGAGCTTCACTTCGCCGCGTCGTGGGTCGCCTCTGCCTGCTCCCGGGTCCGTATCTATGTGGCCGATGTGGACAAGAACGGTCGGGTCCAGCAGGAAACCTCCAAAGCCAAGATTGCTTCCCTCGCAGACACCTTGTTCGGTGGTCCCCCAGCTAAAGCTGAGGCGCTGCGGATGCTGGGACTGAACCTGACTGTGGCCGGGGACGCCTACATCGTCGGGAAAGCTGGTTCCGAGAATGATCCGGACCAGTGGTTTGTGGTGTCGTGCTCTGAGTTCAAGAAGTACCGGGGAACGCTGCGGTACGAGTGGTCCGACGGAACCATGGGAACGATTGAGGACGGCGACATTGTCATCCGAGTCTGGACCCCGCACCCCCGTAGGCACATCTGGGCAGATTCACCTGTCCATGCCGCTATGCCGATGCTGTGGGAGATTGAGCGACTCACTCGATACGTGTTCGCGCAGATCGACTCCCGCCTTATCTCGGCTGGACTGCTGCCCATTCCGAAGGAAGCGTCCTTTGTAGACGATGACGACGAGCTAACCGGTGCCGAGGGTCTGACTGCTCACCTGACTCGGGTTGGTTCCTACGCCCTGAAAGGGGAGGGCACCGCTGCCGGCGTGATGCCGACTGTTATCGAGATGCCGATGGAGGCACTGGGCAAGATCAGCCTGGTGCAGTTCAACTCGGAACTGTCCCAGCAGGCCCGCGAACTGAGGCAGGAGGCAGTGTCACGGTTCGCGACTGCGATGGATTTCCCACCGGAAGTCCTCGGCGGCACCGGGGGCACCAACCACTGGTCTGCCTGGCACATTGAAGAGTCCGCCGTAAAGATCCACATTGAGCCACTGATGACTCGGATCTGTGACGCCCTGACAACGGCATACCTGCAACCTGCTCTCAAGCACCTGAAGGAAGACCCGGACCGGTACATCTTCTGGTTCGACACCGCCCCGTTGACGGTACGTCCGGAGCGGTTGAAGGACACCCTGAACCTGTACGAGAAGGGCATCGTGTCCGCTGAGGCGGTCATCATCGCCGGGGACTACAAGCTGTCCGACATGCCCGACGACAAAGAAGACCTGATGCGGTTCACTCGGGAACTGATGCTGCGGGACCCGAACCTGATCCAGTCGGTGGACATTCGGAAGGTCGCGGGTTACACCGAGGACATTCTTCCCGCAACTGCTGTTGTAGCTCCAGCCGCAGGTACGCCAGGAGCCGGACCACCACCTCCTCCCGCTCCGCCGACAGGGATCCAGCCCACAGGGCCCGCACCTCTTCCTCAAGGGTCTGTGGCAGAGGGAGCACCGCCCCCGGTGGAAGGTGAAGGCATGGTGGCGTCGGCGTCTGTTCCGCCATCAGTGACCACCTTCGTCGTAGCGAACGCTGTGGCTCTCCGGGCACTCGAAGTGGCCGGGAAGCGGTTGCTCACCAGAGCCCACCGTCAGGAAGTACACGGCGTGGCACCGGAGGCACTTCACACTCGTATACGGGTCACTGACGCTGACCATGCCGGAAAGCTTCTCGCTGGTGCGTGGGATCATCTCTCCTCGCTTGCTGCGCATCTGAACATCGAGGAAACCGATGTCCTGGCTTTGCGGAACACTCTCGATGGCTATTGTACCCAACGGTTGCTGAACGCTAAGCCACACGATGCGATCGTGCTCCGCGACGAGATGTCCCAGCGGGGGCTGATCGATGTCCCGATCCAGTGACGAGAGCCACCTGACATCCGTTGTCACGTCCGTGCTGCGCTCGTGGGTGGATCGGGTCCGCAACAAGGTGATGGCCCCATGGCGGTCGTACCAGATGCAGCCAGACCCAGTGGCGGTGTACGCGGTGCCGTGGGAGACCGACACCATCCTCACGGAGATCGGGAAGATTTCCATGAACGCCTGGTCTCAGGCCACCGATGTGCCACCCGCCTCCCGGCATGCTTTCGTCATGGCACAGCTTGCCCAGACGGAGAACTTCCTGGTGCGGATGCCGGACGAGACCTACAACCTGATCTTCGCCGCGATGACAGATGCGGTGAACGGTGGCGGCGATACACAGGCTGTGGCTAACGCTGTGGACAGGGTGCTGACGTGGACGAACAGCGAATACTGGCCCCACCGTGCTCGTGTCATCGCTATCACGGAAACCACCCGAGCGTATGGTGTCGGAACCCTTGCCGCCGGCATGGAACAGAGCCGAGTCACCGGGAAGCTGCTTCGCAAGCGCTGGTTACGCGAGACCGACACGAGGGTCCGAGCCACACACAGGGCCGTTACTAGGGACCCGATCCCACTCACCGCTATGTTTCAAGTCGGAGTGGACCTTATGCTCTATCCAGGCGATCCCATGGCATCTGTGGACGAAGTAGCAGGATGCCGGTGTGATCTTGAAATCGTGGATGGAGGGTAGCCATGGTCGACCCGAACCCGGCACGTGGCATGCCGCTCCAGTTGCAGCGCTACTGGCTGGCCGGTAAAGGTGCTGCCAAGATCCGGTGGAACACTCCCGGAGACTTCCTCCGCTGCGTCCGTCAACTCACCAAATACTTCCCGAAAGACCCCAAGGGCTTGTGCAACATCCTGCACCAGAAAGCCACCGGAGGCCCCCCGGGACACGGCTCCGCAGAACACGCCCTGACAGCAGCATCCAAGGCACTGTTCTCCATGCAGGAACTCGGCCCCATGTGGGTCGGACCGCTGGCACCCATCAACCGGCCAACGGGTGAACCGCACCAGCAGCGGCTGTTCGAACCCGGTGCTCTGGACGCCCGGTCCCTGCCGCTGCCGCTAGCGTTCCGGAAGATCTCCACGCATCAGGGACACTCTGGTGCCGTCACCGTGGGCCGGATCCTCGGCACCACCATTGGTCCCGACCACCAGGGCCAGGATTATGTGTGGGGCTGGGGCGACTGGCTGTCCGAAGACATCGTTCCCGAAGTCAAGGAAGCTCGTTACCTGAACTCTCAAGGAGTTCTGGGTCCGTCTCTTGATCCTGGCGGTCAGGTTGTCGGCACCATGAACCCGGAGTCCGGTGTTATTCACTTCTCCCGGTACACCCTCGGTGGCGCGACCCTGGTCGCGATCCCGGCCTTCACGGATCTTCGTCTCTTCGATCTGAACGAGGCTGGGGACTGGGACGATGAAGAAGACATGGTCCTGCCCCCGGACTCCAGTGACTGCGGATGCGGAGAGTACTCGTCAGACGTGGAACAGGATGATCCGTGGCGGCATGGAGTGTCAGACGTGGAACGGACTGAGCGGGGCGCGGGTAGTCAGGCTGGATCGGACGAAATCGGGTTGTCGGATTCCATTGTACCCACGTTCGCTGTGAACGGTTCCGGCTGGCGGGGACTCCCGCTGGCCCCTCGGGAAGCGATCTTCGACAATGATGACGCAGTTAAACGTATCACTGCGTGGGCTGCTCAGGGATCTGGTCGCCCCGATCCTAAGCTTATGTCCCGCATGTTCATGTGGTACGACTCCAACGGGAACCCTTCGGATCCCACCAGTTACCGTCTTCCCCTCGGTGACATCATTTCCGGTAAACCAACAATGGTCTATCACGCTATCTATGCCGCCGCTGCCCTCCTTTCCGGTGCCCATGGTGGACTTCCCAACGTTCCCGATGAGGAAAAGGGACAGCTTCGGGGAGTGATCTCCGAAATCTATCCTGAGATGGCCACCGCATTTAACGACGCAAATATCAAGGCACCTTGGGATCAACCCGCCGACGTGGCTGCACGGGAACAAGGAGGAGGTCAGTTCGCTGTGGCAGAGGAAAAGGCCGAGCCCTACGGCAACGTGCAGTACGCCGATCCGGGCTACCGGGACAACAAGAAGCGCTACCCCATCGACACGCCGGAGCACATCCGTGCCGCATGGAGCTACATCAACGTTGCGAAGAACGCGGCGGAATACACGCCGGAGCAGGTTAAAGCCATCAAGGCAAAGATTGTCGCCGCCGCGAAGAAGGCGGGTATCGAAATCTCTGGGGAGATGTCCATGGGTTACCCGCTGTACCCGCCGAAGGAATGGTTCGACAAGCCGAAACTGGACAAGCTGACTCCACTGACAGTCGAACCGGACGGTCGCGTGTACGGGCACCTGGCGGCCTGGGACACCTGCCACCGGGACGTGAGTCAGAACTCCTGCATGCTGGCACCGAGGACGCAGAAAGACTATGAACCTTTCCACCTTGGAACCGTGTTCACTGCGGAAGGCGAAGCGGTCCGTGTCGGAAAGATTGTCATGGATACACGGCACGCAAGTATCAACCTTAATTACCGTGCCGCTGCGATCCACTACGACGACACCGGGGACGAAGTTGCTGTCGTACGTGCCTATGAGGACCAGTTCGGCCCCGTGTTGGCTGGTGCAGTGGTACCCGAAGCGGATGAGCGCAAGGTGGCCAAGCTACGTCGCAGTCCCCTGTCTGGGGACTGGCGGGCGGTGGACGGAAACCTGGAACTTACCGCTGCTCTAGCAGTTAACGTCCCGGCGTTCCCGGTGTTCAGCATGGACGGCGACGAGCGCCTAGCCCTGGTTGCCGCTGGCACCGTGGTACCCGACTATGACGACGTGGTCTTTGAGACCCTGGACGGTGAGGAGTTCACTGTGGACACCGAGGATGAGGCCCAGGAGGATCGTGCCTGGGAACTGCGGGCCATTATCGAGGAGCACGACAACTGGAACCAGTGGAAGCGGGCTAGCGAACTGGCTGCCTTTGCTGCTGCTACTGGCGCTCCGGCTGTCGACCCGGGACCCGATCCGCTGTACGGTGATCAAGCCATGCTTCAGCGGCAGAACACCGGTTCGTTCCAGGTCAGTGAGGACACGGGCGCGGGGACTGTCCCGACTCCAGTTGGTTAGAGGTGAACGATGGGGGTCGGCGACTCCTGGGGGACGGAGGATGAACTCCTCCATCCCCGGGGCCCGGACGGTAAGTTCCGCGAATCCTGGAAGATGGCATCCAACGTCGTCTCCAAGATTCTGTCCACGCTGTCCTCGTTCAACCCGAAAACGTTCAACAGTGACGAAGAGGCAGCTAAATACGTCTACAGTCAGTCGCGAGGCAACCGGTTCCTAACCAACCGTGGCCCGGCGATTGACCGGTTTCTGCGTGGTTACTCCACAGTCAATGCAGATCTTGAAGCAGGCAAGCCGAACGCTGACGCAGCCGCGATCAAGAGGGGCATGAGCCCGCTCCCCGATGACCTGGTTCTAACCCGGGACATGACGTTCGAACAGTTCGGACTTAACCCGCAAGCCCCAGAAGGCATCCGGGAACTGACCGGCAAGCTTGTCTCGTCCAAGATGTTCTCTTCCACGAACATCGGTACCCCCCTGGCACACGAGCCAGGTAAGATCACCATGTCGATTGCCACCCCGAAAGGGACCAAGGCACTCATCCCGTCAACCAGCAAACCCACCAAAGAAATCATTCTCGATACCGACCAGCCGTTTCGGGTAACGAAGGTTCAACCAGACGGCCAGGGAGGTTGGTATGTCTATGCGGTCGCGACCGGAGACAGCAACAACGAAGTTCCCGTCGACATCGGGCGCGCTGTACCGGACAACGGGGTCGAAGCGGCGACGCCCGAAACGCCTGCGGCACCACCACCCGCAGCACCCGGTGCTCCGGCACCGGTACCGGCCCCTGGAGCACCTGCTGCTCCGGCTGCTGCGCCTGTGCGCACGGGCCGTCCAGGGCGTCCAGCCGGTCCTCCACCCGCCCCCCGCAACGAAGGACACGTCGGTACAGTAGGCACGGGACAGGCTCCAGCGGCCCCCCAGGGCGGGGTACCTGAAGGGGGCCCGGAGCCTGTCCCACCTCTTCCCGAGGCCCCGGAGCCAGGACCGGACAGCCGGTCCACCTTCCGTGAAGCTTTCGAGCAGGCTGGTCTCAAGGTTCCTTCGGTGGGTACCCGTCGCAAGGAGTTCAACGACGCGTACCTGGGTGTCGCTTCCGGCAAGAAGACACCCCAGGAAGCAGTCCGTGACCTTGACGACCGGATCGCCATTCACAAGGCCACCATCGCCTCCGACAAGGAGGACGGCACTGACTCTGGACCGCTTCCCGAAGACGTGAAGCGGCTCCAGGGTCTCAGTGACCTGATCAAGGAGCATTACAACTTCACCGGACGCAAAACCCCCAAGGCCGCACCGGAGAAGGCCCCAGAAGTTAAGGAAGTCACCCCGAAGGCACCCGCCAAGAAGGCGGCACCCAAGGCACCGGCAGCTAAGAAGGCGGCACCGGAGAAGAAGGTCGCTGGCCCCAAGGAGGAGCCAACCCCGGTTACCCGGAAGGCGGCGCAGCGTAAAGAAAGCCGGGACCGGCTAGCTGGTGGTGCCGAGGAGCGTGCCCGGCAGACCGCTGAAGAGAAAGCCACCCGGGAAACTGCTAACAA